ATGAGCTTCGAGGCGGCAACGTGGCTCACGGGACCGGGCACGACAAGCGAGCGCTTGACCTTCAAGACGTTCGTCCGGATAAAGCTCGGCCTCGGTGGTCGGAGGGCATGAGCAGTGACGGCTGGGTAGCGGCGATGAGCAAGCCGTGTTCGAGCGGCAAGACGCCGTACGCATCGAAAGCGGACGCCAAACGCGGACTGAAGCGCGTCCGGCAGCGCGTGGCAGTACGCAGAGTCTACCGGTGCCCGGAGTGCGGTCTCTGGCATCTGACGAGTCAGCGCTCCCGCATCCTGCTCAAACGGGAGGTGGTGTGAACGCTCTCAGTTCGCCAGCCGCGGTGCAGTTGTGCGTGTGCTCGACACCCGGGCCGCGATCGGAATGGCGGATCCCTGAAGTCGCAAGGGAGGGTTGGCACGTGACGGTTTCCCTGTGGTTCTCAGGCTTGCGTCAGAAAGTCGAGCGTAAGCCGGACGCCCGGACCAGAGAGGGGGGCCGGTGAGCACCGAGGGACACTCGACCCTGCAGGTCCGGGTGCGCATGCCGCGCGACTTGCTGGACGAGGTAAGCAATGTGGCGGCACGGAACGGCCGAGGCCTATCGCAGGAGATCAGTGCTGTACTCCGAGTTCACATCGAGCGCGAGTGGGAAGCGAGCAGCGAATGATCGAGGATCCCGAGCTCGTCAAGCTGATCCTGCGGGGTCGAGTGACACAGCTGCGCCGGCCAGCACCGCCGCGCACGCGGCGCCACTCGCTCCGTGTTGGTCGTGTGCACGCGATCCATCGTGCCCACGGCGAGAAGGCGGCTACAAGCATCATTATCCGCGACGTGCGTCGTGAGCGTCTCGGCGCCGCGAAGATCGAGGATGCCCGCCGTGAGGGTTGCCGCACCACGGCCGAGCTATTCGAGCGGTGGCAGGCAAAGCACGGCATGCTCGACCTTGACGCGGAAGTGCTGGTGATCACGTTCGAGAAGGGCAATCGCGAGCGCGAGCGCTACCTGCGCCTCACCCCGCCGACGTACGATCCGGCGGCCGAGGACCGACCCGAAACCGACCAGGACCGCGGCTACACGCCGGACCCGTCGAAAGGTGCTCCCGGAGGTGCTGTCGGCGACGCTGACCTCGACCGCTTCACCAAGCAGGCCAGGAAGCGGGATAAGGAGTTCCGTGCCGCTGAAGCTCGGAAGCTCGCGCATCTGCCGCCTGCCGAGCGGCTTCGCCGCGTGGTCGCTGAGTGCCGACAGCGCGGCATCGACATCAGCTCAGAGGTGCGGATGATCGGGCAGCGGGTCGGGCGTGCTGAGCGCAAGAAACCGTCCGCAGGCTGAAGTACTCTTCAGGTGCGTTCCATCGTTGCGTCCGCATACGGGCGGCCGGAAGTGGGCGGTAGTCGAAGTACGCCCTCAGCCAGGAGCGTTCCGCGCTTCACTCGACGGTTCACCGACAGCGCGGCTTGCAACCCGCCTGTCAGGGGGATCGTCTTGCCGAAGGACACGTCTTCGGCGGCTGACGTCGCATCGCTCTGCGCGCGTCTTGAACGCGTCGACCGCGACCCTGCCGCCCAACATCATGTGCGCGCGATTGAGCGGATGCTCGACCGTGCCGAGCAGAAGTGCCTCCAGCTCCCGAAGGCCGCGTGAACGCTTGTCGGGCATTGTCCGCTTCACCGTGCCGGGTGAACCGGTGCCGATGGAGCGTGCGCGCCGCGGCCGCCACGGCAACTGGTATACGCCCGCCAAGTCGGTCGAGTATCGCGAACGCATCCAGACAGCATGGATGCAGGCCGGACGCCCGAGCTTCGACGCTCAGCCGGTCACTGTCTGCGCGTACGTGTACGTCGGGCGGCCAGCGAGCCACTTCACGAGCAAGGGTGAGATCCGAGCACGCCACGAGCACGCGATCCCGCCTGGCGACACAGACAACTATGCGAAGGCGATCGCTGACGCGCTCAACGCGCTCGCGTATCGCGACGACACGCAGATCACGTGCTGGGCAGCGATCGCCAAGCACTGGGCGCTATCGGCTGATGCTCGTACCGAGATCCAGCTCTGGAGCAACCGGTGAAGCGCTCCACGGCTAGTGGCCTCATCGACTGTGGGCCGTCGCGCGCCCGGCCTCGCACGGAGACCTTGCAGCAGCCGCGCTACGAACGCAACGAAACGCCGACAGCGGCTCAACGCGAACGTGAACGTGGCCGCCGACGTCGAGCCCAGGCGAAACGCGCGTGAACGTCGAGGAGCACCTTCTGGTCGAGATCGACCGCGCCAACACGCTTGAGCAGGTCTGTCTCGCTGAAGCCTGCGACGCCGACCTGCCAGTCGAGAAGCGAGAGCGCGCCGAACGCAACCACAAGCTCGCCGGCGCCACGAGCCACGAGCTCCGCACAATGCTCGCCCGACACGTCCTGTTGTCGTGAGTCGGCGCGACCTATGGGACGCCCTGGATCGAGCCGAAAACGACGGTGTGATCCAAAGTGCTCGTGACGCCTTCATCGCTGGTCTGATCGAAGTAGACGAGCTAGGGGAGACTATCGAGGATCGACTCGCGGCCCTCCTCGCCGAGGCCGAGATGGGCGGCGTTTTCCCTCCGTGGCACGAGGAAGCTATCGCGGCAGCACAAGCAGCCTACGACAGCCACACGTAGCGGGGTAGTGGAACGGCTCACCACGCCAGCCCCATAAGCTGGAACACCAGGTTCGACTCCTGGCCCCGCAATGCGGTCAGCCACCCCGTACTGACGGGACAACGACGAGCGTAGACCCGTGCCATCTGCTGACCTTGCCGTTGGTCCCTCTCCCCTGCGGCTAAACCTTCGAGTCGTGTGGCCGCGTCAGCGAACTGTCACTCCCCTCCCAGAAAGGGTCGGCTCGAACACCTTCCGGCTACCGAAAGCGAAGCATGCCCAACCGTCCGCCAGTCGAACGCGCATGCGCTCATCCCATGCCGCGCTTGACCGAAATCCCCGTCGAAGACTTCCGCATCGTCCAGCCATTCCCGACGATCCGAGTGCCCGTCCAGCGCGAACACGTCAAGGCGCCGCGTGAGTACAGCACGCTCGTCAAGCAAGCCGACACCGTGAGCGTCTGAGCATGGCTATCGATCCAGTCAAGGCACTCAACGCCGCCGTGCACTTCCTGGACGCGATCAAGGACGCTTACCCGACGGAGGACGAGCAGATCGGCACGTACACGCTGATCGTCCGCTGTGTGCGCGATGGCGACGGCGACAGCACCGTGTACGTCGGGTGCGTCGATCACAACGGCGAGCAAACACTGCTCGACACGAGTCGCCCGCACCAGACAGTGAACGGCAAGCCAGTCCAAATAGTCCACGTTTGAGCCTCACAGAGGCACTCCGGCGCCACCGCTTCAACTACAGCAACGAGGACCAGTTGCAACAGGGGATCGCTGCTGCGTTGACCGCCGCCGGATTCGACGTCGAGCGCGAGGTACGGTTGGACGGACGAAGCCGTATCGACCTACTCGTCGGACGCGTCGGGATCGAGGTCAAGGTTGCTGGCACACCCGACGCCGTGGAGAGACAACTCGCACGTTACGCGTCGTCAGACCGGATAGACGGGCTCATGCTCGTAACAAGCCGTCCACGCCACCTGATCCCGCAGACGATCAACGGCAAGCCAGTCGAGACGGTGCAACTCGCGGCGGCTGGATTGTGAGCACGGCCGGTCCGTCAAGCAAACACAAGGAAGGAAGACCACATGAGTGATGCGCACACTCCCTACGTCCCCTCGTACGAAGAGCACCTAGCTGACTTCATGCCCAAAGAGGTCGAGTGCCACGGGCACCGCTTCCTGCGTCACGAAAACGGCGACATCGAGATCGCGCCGGCCGGTATGAGCGCCCCCATCACGCTCTCACCCAGCCAATGGAAAAAGGTCACAGCCGAGATCGGATGCGGCCAGAGCACCGACGACCTGCACCACCGCTACCTGCAAACGCTCCCGTTGGAGAAGCTCACTCGTGCACAGTACGCCGAACTCATAGGCGAGTGGACACGCCAGATCGGGAACACGATCAGCGGCAACCTCTCGCTCATCGCGCTCTACACGGCCGGGATGGCGAACCACGCACCCTGGGACACACAGGCGAGCGAGCAGACCGCCAGCGTAAACACGGCACAGGCCACACAAGACGGCTCGACAGACCCAAGCTGACCAGTCCCGGTGCGCGGCGGCACTCGCGCAGCCTCGCCTACCCGAGTAACTGCGCGCCGGTGCGTGTGCTCGCCGTGAGCAACTCGTCGGGCCATGCGCGCGAGTGGCCTTTGTGTGTGCGTGTCGGAGCGTTTAGACGCCTGATCTACTGGTGAAGCAGGAGCGTGAGCGATTAATCGCCAGCAACCGTGCAGGATTGGTCGTCGGGGTCAAGCAAGGAGCCAAGCACAGGCCCTAGCGCGCTGCGTGACACGCACGGAAGCACGCACAGACACAGCGAACAGCAAGCGCTGCGGCTACCACTGCCCGATGGTGACGCGTGACATGACCGAACCGCGTGACATGGCAGGGGGTGCGCGGCAAAAGAACGGATGAGCGCTCCCATATGAGCCTCCCGGTCACTGGTTTTTGTGGTCTCGCGGGTCTTGTTGGTGGGTGGAGTCCCTTGGGTTCGACGGAGAAGGCCCTGTGGGCGCGTGTGGGGTGGAGTCCCGGACTGGTCTGGGGGGTCTCGCGGCTTCCCCGGGCTGAGAGGAGGCTTGTGTGCTGCGTATCGACCGGAGTGCGATTGATCGTTTGCCGGTGGAGCAGCAGGAGCGGGCTCGAGACTTGCTCGCGACGTATGAGGCGGCGCTGCGTGCGAATCCGCTGTTGGGTTATAGCCCGCATGCGAAGCAGGTCGTGTTCCACGCCTCTCACGAGCCGCTGAAGGCGTTTCTGGGTGGTAACCGGTCGGGGAAGACGACGGCGGGGATCTGCGACGACCTGATCCAGGCGGTGGATCGGGACTGTCTGCCCGAGCACTTGTTGGGCTTCAAGAAGTGGGAGCCGCCGTTTTTCTGCCGGATCATCGTGCCGGACTTCACGAGCACGTTGGAGGGTGTCATCTTCCAGAAGCTGCGGGAATGGGCGCCGAAGGATCAGTTGGCGGGTGGCGGGTTCGACAAGGCGTACGACAAGGCTCGCCGGCGGTTGGGGTTCAAGAACGGGTCGTGGATGGATTTCTTGACGTTCGAGCAGGATCTCGACAAGTTCGGGGGCGCGGCACTCCACCGCGTCCACTACGACGAGGAGCCGCCAGCGCCGATCCGTCGCGAGAGCACGATGCGGCTGATCGACTATGGCGGCGACGAGCTGTTCACGATGACGCCGCTGCATGGAATGTCGTGGATGTACGACGAGATTTGGGAGCCGTGGACGAAGGCTCAGTTGCATGAGGCGACTGTCGTTCTGGTGGACATGGACGACAACCCGCACTTGGATGAGCGGACGAAGCAGCGTGCGCTAGCCGGTCTGAGTGAGGAGGAGCGTCAGGCTCGCAAGTCTGGGCGGTTCGTGCACTTCGCGGGGATGATCTACGACGAGTTCTCCCGCAACGAGCATGTCGTCCCCGAGCTCGACCCGTCAGAGGGCGTTCCGGCGGACGCTCGCGTGTATGTCGGTATCGATCCCGGGATGCGCCATATGGCTGCAGTGTTGTGGTGCTATTTGACGCCGGACGACACGATGGTCGCGTTCGACGAACTCGCCCTGCAAGGCCACACCGTCAAGCAGGTCGCTGACGCGATCCATCTCATCAACCGGAAGTGGGCGCGTCAGTCTGGCGAGGCGATGATCCCGTTGCAGCCTGCGTGGTATGTGATCGATCCGTCAGCCCGGAATGTTGTGCATCAGACGGGGCGGTCGGACCAGATGGAGTTCATGGATCACGGGATCGTCACGATCCTCGGCCAGAACTCAGTCACTGCCGGCATCAACCGCGTGAAGGAGCGCCTGCAGGCCCGTCGGCTGTTCGTGACCGCGAACTGTACGGGCACGATCGACCAGTTCCGCAAGTACCGGTGGTCGTCCCCGGCAAGAACTGAGAGCGACCCGAAGGAGAAGCCCGTCAAGAAGGACGACCATCTCCTCGATGCGCTCCGCTACGTCGTCATGTCACGGCCGTACGCGACAGAACTCGTGGACGCCGAGGAGTGGCTACCACCACTCGAACGTGCTGCTCGACGCGACCAGCAGGGTCGTAAACGTCGAGGGATACCTAAGACTCCAATGGGAGGGATTTTCGCCTGATGAGTGTGAAGCTAGCGAACGATATTCGCCCAGCAGAGCTACCCATGTACTGCTCTGCGTGTGGCTGCCAGGACCGCGAGAAGCGCCACGTTGACTTCGACGCCGCATGCGATCGCGGATACGGTGCTGATGAGGCTATTGCGGTCTCGATGGACGATCTCATCCTCTGCGAGACGTGTCTGCGGTCAGGTGCGCTGCTCGTCGGGATGATCGACGACGCGGAGCCGGTTGAGCGTATCGCGATCCTCGAGCGCCGGCTCGACGAGGAGAAGCTGCGTGCTGACAAAGCGGTGTCGTACGCGGAACGGATGGAGGCTGCGTTGGCGGAGCGCCCGACACCCGTGAAGGTGTCACGGCCTCGTGGCCGGCCGTCCAAGGCGACAGTAAAGGCGGTGGCGTGATGAGCATGCGGGCAGTCAAACTCAGCACCCCAGCCCTCGTCACAGTCGCCGCGGCCGGCACGCCAGTACAGCTCGAATCGAAATCGGGCGGGGAGGCCCATAGCGTGATCGTGCAAGCCCTCGGTACGAACGAAGGCACAATCGTCGTCGGCGACAAAAACGTGAAAGCTGCACCCGGAATACACGGTGCACCAACACGACGAGGTATCGCGCTCGCCGCGAACGAATCGGTCGCGATCGACATTGCTGACCCCGGTGCGATCTGGATCGACTCAACCATCAACGGTGACGGCGTCACCTTCATGATGGCGATCGCATGAGCGAGATCGAGATCAGCGGCGGAGGCAAAGCCAGCGGCAGCGGGGGAAGCGGGGGTCTCACGGGCGAACCGATCTCGGGGGAAAAGAATCTCGAATGGGGGAAGGCATACACCGCTGACGCATCCGGTGGCTCTTTCAAAGTGAACCTACCGCCCGCGACGGGCAACAGCGGCAAGACGCTGGTTATCAAGGTAACACCCAACTCGGGTGCCAACATAGTCACGTTGACGCCCGCTGCTGGCGAGCAGATCAACAAAGAAGAAGCGGCGGTCGCGCTCTCCATCGAAGCGACCTTCTACCGAAGCGTCACGGTCATCGCTATCGCCAACAATCCGGAGGTCTTCTAAATGCGCAGGCTACTCTTCTCCGTCGCCCTATTGGTGGGATACGTGGCCTGTACGTCGCCGGCGCCGGCCGCTCTCGTGAACGCGATCCCCCTGAGTCAAAAGGGTGCCCCGAATGGTGTCGCGACGACCAACGGCAGCTCAAAGCTGACGGCCGCGCAAGTGCCGACGATCCTCACCGCGAATCTCGGTTCGGAAGTGATAACCGAAGCGCAGCTCGCTACGGGTGCCGTGGGGTCCGCGAAGGTGGGGGCGGAAGCGATCGGTTCAGCGGCGCTGAAAACCGGCGCCGTGACTACTTCCAAGATCGCGAGTGAAGCGGTTGGAAGTGCGCAGCTCGCCTCGAACTTGAGCTTCACGGGAGTGCCACTAGGACCGACTGCGGCGGCGAAAACGAACACGACGCAACTAGCGACAACAGCGTTTGTGATGGGTGCGATGGTGGAAACTGAAGCGCTTGCCATTCCCCTCACGCAGAAGGGCGTCGCTAGCGGGGTTCCAGAACTCACGTCTGGTGGAGTGGTGCCAGAAGCTGAGCTGCCGAAATCGGTGCCGCTCGCGAAGGAAAAGGCGCTTGGCGAAGTGGAAGGTACGGTGACGCTGAATCTTGAAGAAGGGTCAACGTTCACGGCGACGCTAAAGAAAAACGTCACATTCAAAATCACGAAAGCGCCGAGCCGACCGACAGAAGTCAGCCTCGTGCTGACGGAGAACAGCACGGGCGGATGGACGTGGAGCGTGGAAAGCCTAAGTTGGGTCGGCTCTGAACCGACGTTCCCTACGACTAAAAGCTCTAAGTCGTTCGAGAGCGTCGTCGTCAACAAAGCCGGCGGCGAAATCCTCGGATTGGCTGGCCAGGAAGGCAAAGAAGGCAAAACTGGTCCAACAGGCCCCACGGGTCCCGAAGGCGCTAAAGGCGCTAACGGGGAAGGCGTCCCGACGGGCGGCACAACCGGCCAGTACCTCAAGAAGAAATCGAACACGAACTTCGATACCGAATGGGCTGCCGGTTCGGGTGGCGGCGAAACGGAACTTTCATACGCCGCGGTCGAATCCCTCGGCACGAACGTCGAACAGCAGGGCGGGGAATACGGAGAAGCCAAGTATGCGGTAGGGGGCACTGGACGTGTCTACCTGGCAGGTGCCCTGAAGATCAAAGCGGAACTCGTGGCGAATAAACTCGTGCTGACACTCCCCACGTCTGCCCGGCCGACGGTCAAGAAAGAGTGCTGGGCGCCAAACCTCAACAGCGCCAAGGAAGGCCAGAGCCTCACCATCAAGACCAACGGGGAAGTGCTGAATAACGGCACATCTGCCGTGACGTGGGTGTTCGACCTCGATGGCTGCACGTTCTCAAAGGGTGCGTGATGGCGCCGTTCCGGGACCGACTCGTCCCCTGGCTCGTGTTTGCGATGCTCTGTTGGGTGATTGTGTTGGGGTGCTCGGTGGCCCTTGGTGCTCACGGCTCCGGCCAGATCAAAGGCACCGTCCCCGTGAATACCGTGCTGCCGGCGATCAGCGGTACGGCGACGGAAGGCCAAGAACTCAAAACGACGACGGGGACGTGGGAACTCGCCACTGAATACTCCTACCAGTGGCGTGACTGCAACACGTCGGGCGAATCGTGTTCAAATATCGCTGGTGCTACGTCCAATGCTTACCTGCTCGCGCACAGCGATGTTGGTCACCAGCTGCGGATGGTTGTCACCGCGATCAATGCGGGCGGCTCGGCGAGCGCTACATCTGCGGCCACGGCGACCGTGATCGAAGGAGTGGCCTGCACGACCACTGTCAGCGAAACAACATCTGCGGCCGTCAACACGGCCCTGAAAGCGGCGAAAGCGGGCGATACGGTCTGCTTGGCTGAAGGCAACTGGCCGCTCCTCGAACTCAGCGGCATCAACCCTGCCTCCACCGTGACTCTCAAGCCCGCTGCCGGCGCGAAGGTCAACATCAAAGGGGCGACCCTCAAAAATGGCAGTGGCGGCGTAAGCCGGTTGACGACCGAAGGCTTCAACTTCACGGGGACCTTCGAAGTCTCAGAACCCCCCCTCGGCAACGTCGGGCATATCACGGTGCGGTACGACACTTTTGGTGTCAACACCACCGGAAGCACGACTAGCGGTTCGACAATCGTGACAGAAGTACCCACCAGCGCACTCGAACGGATGGCGACGGGAGAGGCAGTCTACGCCAGCAACATCTCCACTACCGCCACGAACCTGACGAAGATCAGCGAAATACACGGCTTCCCGCTAAACGAAATCGTCCTCGAACATCCTGCGACTTCGACGGCGACGGGCGAGATGATCGGCGCGGGCCCGCGCGAAGGCGTCTACACGAAGTCGGCGACAGCCGAAGGCCGCGTCCAGGAATACACAACCGTCGAACATGACACGTTCAGCAATCTTGGCCCGTGCCCGCCGGAAAACAAAGCATGCTCGTTTATCGGCCAATGCTTCACGGCGGGCAACGGCAAACAGAAGCACATCACGTTCTCCTACAACGTGTGCGGTCCGAACATCCCCAACCATTACGTTCAGATATCGAGCGGGGAAAACCTGACGGTAGACCACAACACGTTCCTCGGACCACCCAAGTCCGAAACGGACACGCTGGTGCACCAGAACGTCTTGCAGATCTTCGGCAGTTCGAGCACCGTGGACTTCTCTAACGACATCATGTGGGAAACGGGCGGTAGCCCGTCCGTGCTGCTAGAGGCATCGCTCGGCGCAGCGGCGACCTATCCGGGCGTCACGATGGAAAACGACCTCTCCATCAACAATCAGGGCAGCCAGGCAGTGAATCTCTGCCCGATAAAGGGCCTCACCTTCCAGCACTACACGGTCGTGGGGAGCCAAAACGGCGTACTGCTTCATGGCTTCGTGGGCGAACCGACGGGCAATAGCTACGACTGTCTTGAAGGCAGGGAATACAGCGTGCTCCACAACATCGCCGTCGGGACGAAAAGCGGGAGCGACTTCGGTGCCGGTGGCTGCGAAAGCTCATGCACGATCGATTACACTGCCACAGGCGACAAATCGGCGGAAGCCCAAACACACCACGTCGTAAGTTGGACGCCTAGCTGGACGACGACGGTCTGGAATCCGCTACTTGAATTGACGGAAGGCAAGACCCCGCGTCCGCCTGCTGGCTACTACATCCCGGAAGGGCTCGGGATCGAAGCTGGGTACCAGGGCGGCGGGGGCGTTTGACCCTGTAGCACGCACCTCGACTCCAGAAAGGGGTCTCATGCTGTACGTCACGCTGGCCCTCCTGGGCATCGTCATCCTGCTCACTGTCCTGCGCGAGCGCGATGCTCGCCAGTTCGAACGGCTCCTCGCCGCGACCGCTGCGGAGCGCCGGTCGCTTCTCGATCGTATCCAGCACCCCGAACGCGCACAGGTCGCGCCCGTAGAGCGCGAACCGATTGAGCCTCCCAGGGACAGCGCGGAGCTGGCGTATGTCGGTCAGATCGTTCCAGAGGGTGTCCACGTAGGAGCCTCGGATGGCAACTGAACCCAAGGACAGTGGTGTCGGGGAGCTGGAGAAGCTCCTCAGGCAAGCCAAGAGCGCCAAGGGCGGTTTCGAGCCCGTGTGGTACCTAAACGTCTCGTACTACATGGGCAAGCAATGGGTGTTCTGGAACGGTGGCCGGCTCGACCGACCACTCCTTGAGCCGTGGCGTGTCACGTTGACGGACAACCGGATCATCGGGATCGTCCGTACCGAGCTGGCGAAGATGACCAAGCAGAAGCCCGCCTGGCAAGTCGTTCCCGTCACCGCAGAAGACGCGGACCTAGAGGCCAGCAGGGTCGGCGAACAGATCCTCGGCTACCTGTGGCGTCACCTGCACATGCGCACCCAGCTCATGGAGGCCCTGTTGTGGTCGCGTGTGACGGGCGCCGGGTTCTGGAAGGTGTTCTGGGACAGCGCTAAGGGCCAACAGGTCACGATCGCCGTCGACCCCGACAACAATCCGATCCTGCATTCGCAGACGGGCGCACCGATGCGCACCAGCGACTTCGGCGAGAACGGGCCACCCAAAGGCATCCAGTCGAAGACGATCGCGACGGGAGACGTGAACATCGAAACGGCCAGCCCATTCGAAATGTTCTTCGACCCTGTCGCCCGAGTGATCGAGGACGCCGAGTACTGCATCCAAGTTGCCGTGAAGACCCCCGAGTGGGTCAAGGCACACTTCGACGTCGAACTCCAACCCGACACGGACGTCGCAGCCGGTACCGCCGAGGGGAAGCTATTCACCACCGGATCGGGTAGTGGTCGTGGAGTGAAGGTCAGCGAGTACTGGTGCAAGCCATCCAGCAAGTATCCCAACGGCCGACGTGCAGTGTGGGCGAAAGACAAAATCCTGTTGGAGGAAGACAACCCGTACCGCGACCTGCCGTACGTGATGTTCAAGGGCATCGACGTGCCCGGCCGGTTCTGGCCCACCAGCATAGTCGAGCAGCTGCGCGAGCCACAAGCCGAGCTGAACAAGATCCGCTCGCAGATCACCGACAGCGCCCAACGCACCGGTAACCCCGCCCTCCTCGCAGCGAAGCAAGCGAACGTCGAGTACGAGGGTGTCCCCGGTGAGCGCATCGACTACGACGACACCGTTCCCAACGCCATCCCGTCCTACCTGCAACCCCCCTCGATGCCCTCCTACGTCCTGCAACAGCAAGAACGCATCGAACAGTCCATGCAGGACATTTCAGGCCAACACGAGGTCTCATCCGCCCAGGTACCGGCAGGTGTAACCGCGGCGTCCGCGATCAACCTGCTCCAGGAGGCCGACGACACCCGACTGGGGCCCGCGATCTACGACATGGAGGAAACGCTCGGGATCGCCGGCAGCCGTCTGCTGGAGCTTGTCGCGAAGTACTGGACGGACGAGCGTGTCGTCATGATCGCCGGCGAGGACCAGGCGTGGAGCACGATGCTGTTCCGGGGAGCGATGTTGAAGGAGAACACGCACGCCGAAGTGCAGATGGGCAGCGCGTTCCCTCGCTCCAAGGCAGCCAAGCAAGCCGCGATCCAAGAGGTACTGAACCTCGCCATGCAGTACTCCGGTCCAGGAGCGCTCAACCCGAGGGACCTGCGCAAGGTTCTCCGCGACTATGAGGCCGGCGGTCTGGAGAAGCTGTTCGGTGACCTCACCGCCGACGAGGCGCAGGTCAACCGTGAGAACCAGCAAATGGCGCAAGGTGCACGCTTGCAGATCAACAGTTACGACAACACGCAGGCCCACATCGACGGGCACACCGAATTCCAGAAGACCGCTGTCTACCAGCAGCTCTCGCCCGAAGTGCAGCAAGGCATCGAAGCGCACGTCGGCGAACACCGCGTCCAGCTATTGCGATCAATGGGACCACAAGCACCCCAAGTGACGCCCGCGGAGAGCCTGAACTACAAGGACGCGCCGCCCGATATTCAACGCCAGATCGAGGGGCAAGCCGGACTGACACCCTCGAAGGAAGCACCGGAAGAAGAGTCCGAATCGTCAACTACTGCTGAGTCTCCAGCCCAGCCAGAACCACAGACCAGTTAGGAGATCCACATGACCCCCGACGAAACATCCACCGCTCCCGCCGTGCCCACGGGCACCCCGCCGGTCACCGAGCCTGCGGCTCCCATACAATCCGACGTATCGACGGCACAGCAGACAACCCAGGCGCTGCCATCCGAGCAGCCACCGACTACGCCTGTCGAGTCGCCGGCCAACTCGTTGCCGACCGCTGCATCTACGGCTTCTGCGCCCTCGACGCCTCCGGCCGACGGATCGACCCCCGCAGCATCCTCCCAGCCGGCCACCCGGCCCGCGCCTACCAGCGAGACGGGGAGCGGTTCGGAGCCCTCCAGCGCGACGCCTTCCCCCTCGGGCGCGGCTGAGGCGCCCTCGAGCGTCCTCGCCGAGCCGCTCGTGACCTCTCCGGTACCCCCGGCCGTCATCGACGGCATCGTCTACCGGGGCCGCACAGACGACGACGTGCTCACCGGCACCTTCTGCAACGTGATCGCCGGCGAGCACCAGGGCCGTTACGGCGTGCTCACCGGCACAGTGACGGTGGCGCTCACCGACGGGTGGCCGGCGACGGTCACGGTCCGTACGCGTGACGATCGTGACGAGTACATCACCGTCAACTACGCCGACATTCGCCCCGCGCAGCCCGGGGGCCGATGATGGCCCTCGACATGGCGCTGCTGCGCAAGCTCGCAGCCGAAAAGGCGCGCTCCGGAAAGCCGAAAGGCAAGAAGGCACCGCCGGAGCCGGACGCGGACGACAAGGCCGCGGCCGAACCGGAAAAGCCCGGTAGCGCCCCGACCGTCAATCCCTTCGCGGCCGCGGCGGCGAAGGCCAAGGAACGGCTGCTAGCAGCCAAATAGTCTTCGACCCTCACGGGTCCAAGCATCCGCGTTGTTTCACGTTTTACGCGCGCGGGTGAACATCTCGGCCACCCGAAGGTGGCCCCGAGCAGCGCCAAGGGCATCAGGCCCACCAGTACCGCCAAGGCTTCACGCACAGCGGGTCGGTGAGGGCTGCCACAGCGCAGAAGGAGTAACACCATGCCAGATGACGTACAGCCCGAGGAGGGCCAAGGCGGCGAGGCAACCGGGGGTCTATTCGACTCCTACCTTCAGACCGTCCCAGAGGACGCACGGGAGACCGTCGCGTCATACCTCAAGGACGCCTCGAAGGGCGTAGAAGGTCGCCTGCAGGAGGCGGCCGAGTTCCGCAAGACCTGGGAGCCGTTCAGTCAGATCGAGGCTCTCAAGTCCTACCAGCCCGAGGCTCTCTCTGAGCTGCTCGCGTGGCACCAACAGGTCGTGTCCAGTCCGGACGCGTTCCAACAGTGGCTCGCGCAAGCAGCGAAGGAGGCCGGGTTGACCCCCGCGGAGGAGCAGGAGCTGTCTGACGCTGAGGAGGACGGCGAGCTGACGCGGGAGCAGGTCCAGCAACTCATCCAGGAACAGGCCGAGCAGCGGGTCGCACCGCTCCAGGAGCGTTTGGAGCAGTTCGAGGCTCAGCAACTTACATCCGTGGAGGAGTCAGCGATTCGTCAAGCCCTCGATGAGATCGAGGCGACCGAGAAAGTCTCGTTGACGGACGACCAAGAGGAGACTATCTGTCAGCTCGGCTTGGCCCTAGCGGTCAATGACGACGGCAAAGAACCCCCGATGGGCGACGCGAGCTGGGTGAAGGCGGGATTCGACCGTTACCGGCAGATCGTCAGCGAGGGCCAACGCGCTTTCGTTGACGAGAAGGTCCGCCAGCCCAATCCGCCGCTCACACCGGGCGGAACGCCGGCGGCCCAGGCACCGAAAACGTTCGACGAGGCTTCCAAGATGGCACTGGGACGGCTGCGTCAGCAGTCCTAATCCCTAAAAGGAGCACTGAGCGATGAGCACTCAGACACTCGCAACAGCAGATGCCGTCCTGAAGGACTTCTACGAGGGTCCAATCCAGGAGCAGTTGAACCAGTTGACGTACTTGATCGACCAGATCGAGAAGGACACCGAGCAGACCGTCGTCGAAGGTCGGCGTGTGATCGTGCCCCTGCACAAGGCTCGTAACCGTGGTCGCGGATCGACCGTGGACGGCGGGACTCTCCCGGGCGCCGGGAAGCAGGGTTATGCAGACGCGATCCTCAACATGCGATACCACTACCAAGGGATCGAGTTGACAGACGCGTCTGTCAAGGCGACCAAAGGCGCTGAGGGAGCGTTCGTGAAACTCCTCCAGGCCGAGTCCGAAGGCGTCGCGAAGGACATGCGCAAGGACATGCAGCGCCAAGCGTACGGTGAAGGCACCGGACTCCTCGGCACGTGCGGCGTGACTGCCGGCTCGAAAGTGGTCGAAATGGGTACCGCGTTCGACGTGCAGTACATCCAGATCGAAGACACCGTGGACATCATCAAGAAGGCCAACGGCGAAACGAGCACGGGTGCCGTCGCGACGATGGTCACCGAACGTAACGTCGCGGCGAAAACGATCACGGTCGAAGCGACTGTCACGACCGACAACACGTTCGGCGTGTACGTCACCGGTAACCGAAACGACGAGATGGACGGTTTGCGGAACATCACCGCGAAAGGCCGCACCCTCCACTCGATCGACTCGACCGCCGCGGGCAACAAGTACTGGGACGGGAACACTCTCGCCGCGGGAGAATCGCTCACAAAACTCTCCGTCGCTGGAGAGGATCTGTTCATCCAGTTGTTCGACAAGATCGCGGAGAACGGGCAGGGCGACGTCGAGGCGTGCCTCACCACTCGCGGTATCCGCCGGCGACTCGCGAACCTGTACCAGTCGCAGAAGCGGATGAATGACGCGAAGACCGTCGAGATCCACGGTGGCTACACCGCCATCATGGTCGACGAGGTTCCCGTCATGAAGGACGATGACTGCCCGAAGACGTTCGTGTTCGGGTTCCGAAACAAGGCGCTCCGCTGGTTTGAGCTCGACGCCCCCGGGTTTCTTCGCGACCCCGACGGTAACGGCAGCATTTTCCAGCTCAAGAACGCTGGGACCGGCAGGTCGAGTTCGGTCTGGCAGGCGTGGTACAAGTGGTACGCGGTGCTCGGCACTGTCGCTGCCAACCAGACTGGTCGTCTCGAATTCTGCGCGGACGACAACCCGAAGGAATAAGCACCTCCTCACAACGCCCCCAGGCAAACATGCCTGGGGGCGTTGTCCTTCTTCTACCAAGGAGCGCTCATGGCTCTCACATACAGCGAACCCCTAAGAGTCGCGATGGGCGGTCGTTGGCTCACCATGACCGACGTTACCCTCGACACGAAATACCCGACCGGTGGCTACGTGCTCGACGCAACGAAGCTCGGGCTCCCCGACGGGCTACTGGACCGTGCGTTCGCGGACGTCGCGATCCCCACTGGTGGCGCTACCGGGTACCCAACCAAAATCACCACGAAAACAGGGACGCTCCAGCTTTACGCCCAACACAAAGCCGAAGGCGAACCACTCATCGAGGTCGCGGGCGAAACGGATGTCCACACGATCGTCGCGAAAGTCACCGCGATCGGCCGCTGATGGACCGCGCGACCCTCATCCAAGTCCGCGCCGGGCGCGGTGGCCGGCTGATCGAGATCGACGCGGACGTCATGAACATCTGCAACCGAATTCGTGAGATCGACACGTCGCTCGGCGTGGACTGGAACGAGGACGGCAACTACTTCCGGGTCTACCAGCTCGTGCAGGGCGGCGAGAAGCACGTCGTCACGACGACCCGCGAGCTGACCCCCGAGGTCGTCGAGGAAGTCCGACGGCTCGCCGACCCCAATTACGACTTCGCAGGTGAACTGGAACGCCTCGACGACAAGGCTGACCACGACAATCAGCACGCGTTTCACGAGAAGAGCGGGGATGTCGGTGAACGCTTGTATCACGCGATGCGCAAAGACCTCCAAGTCCAAGACCGGATCTTTCTTCCACGGGGCGTAGATGTCTAGGGTCCAATACTCGGATGTGGTGATCAGTCCGTCTGGGAAGCCTGTGGCGGCCGTTCCAGTGAGCATCACTGTGCACCCTGGCAGCAAGGGGTCGCCCACGCTGTATGGGTCCGAGACCGGCGAAGACGCGCTCACGGCCGTTAGGACAAACGATACTGGCGTTTTTTCTGCCTGGTTGAGCCCTGGTCGATACGACATTGCCCCTAGTGGTGCGGCAGGCAAGACGGTCGATATCGTCTCATCCGACACCCTCCCATTTCTCAACGTCAAGGAATTTGGTGCCCGGGGCGATGGCGTCACAGACGATACGGCGGCCATTCAGACAGCGATTAACACCGCACAAAGCGCGGGCGGCGGTACGGTCTACTTTCCCGCCGGCCAGTATCTCATCACGTCCGCGCTCACAATCACCGCGCAGTACGTCCACCTGAGAGGGGCGAACGATCATCTGTGGACGCCCGGCGGCACAACGATCATCGTTGGGAACGGCGTTGCCGAACAGGCAATCTACGTTACGGGCAGCCACAACTCGATCACGGGGATAAGTTTCAAGCCACAGAGCGGACAACTTACGGTCTGGACGATAAACCTGCACAAATGCGAATCCATCAACCTGAGCCATATCTATTCGACTGGGCTCGGCGGCATCACTGCGCTAGAAGTGAGCCGCAGCGAGTGGAGAGACGTAGTAATGCAGGGTTGGAACGGGTTGGCAGGATTCTCCCTCACGAAATGCAGCATCATTTATCTCACTAACTGCAACAGTGCGCCCGCGAAAGAAGGCACTCCCGAAGAATGGACCTATGGCTACTTCTTCTCGGGATGCGAGACCATTATCGAGTTTGGCTGCGAGGCTAATAACAAGCCGTACTACGCTCTCTACCTTTACGAAACGAACGATTCAAAGTGGTACGACTTTGAGCTGAATGGTGCTGTCCATCGTCAGCTGTACCTCTACAACTCGACCGACAACCAGATCAACAACGTCTATTGCTTGGGGCAGAGCGTGCAACCCCCCGTGGGTATACACGCCTATAAGTGCTCTGTCCTCCAGATTCAGGGCGGCTGGGTCGGTAAAAGCTCCGAAACCCAACTGCTCATAGAATCCTGCAACAGCGTGCATGTTGACGCTACCGCCTGCTTCACGACGACCGGGACGCAAAAGGGAATTGTCATCACGGACGATGGGGCCACCTCCTGGTCAAATATCATCGTGGACGGCGCTCGTATCAAGGGGAGCGAAGGACTAGGTACGGGGATCGAAGTCACGGGTACCGCGGCGGGAAATGCCGTTCTCATGCTGGCGGACAACACGATCAACGGTAACGCCAACGCCGAATCGGTTGGGATCAGGATCACCGGGACCTTTACGGGGAAAGCTATCTCTGTGGTTGGTGGCATCATCTACAAGGTCGTCACGGGCGTTTCCTGCGCCGAAGTCAAAATGGAAGGCGAACCGCTGCTGCTGGGGGGCGTCAATATCGCTAAAAACGTGACCAAACCCGCATCGACGCTACCAACGGCCGTGTGGGTGCGAGGCTGTGTCGGCATCGAGCCTGTCCCTAACGGGCAGGCTGGCAACTACGTACTCAACATTTACGATGGTGGTCGCACTATCGAGATGAACTCGGCGGAAGAAAAGACCATCGAAGTTCCCACCAACGCGACCGTACCGTTCCCGATCGGGACGACGATCACGGTCTTTCAGGAGGGTACTGGCAAAGTCGTCATCAAAGCCGCAGCCGGGGTTACTTTGTGGTTCCCGCCAGCGAAGGAACTCAAGACCCTTGAACAGTACGCGACCGTCACTCTGCGTAAGCGCGACGAAAATGTTTGGGCGGCCACGGGAGAATTGGCGTAATGACGTTCGTCGCAAGCCCCCCTTCCACTGGGACCGCATTTTTGGCAATCGTCAACGAGGTGCTGAACTACGGTTTCAACGACGGGCCACAGGTCAATCGAGAACGCGTAAAGACGTGGGTGAACGAAGCCCAATGGGAGATCGCTCGTGAGGTCGAGGCACCTGAGTTCCAGGAAACAGCGACGATCGCGATGGTCCCAGGCACATACAAGTACCCGCTACCTGAAGATTTCCTGCGCGTCCAGGACGTCGTGTACGAACTCCTCGCGACACGCCTGCGCCCCGTAGACCAGCAGCAGTTCGACCTGACTGCCCCGGCGCTCGTCTCTGGACCTCCGGAGATCTACACGCTCTACCAGAACCAGTTGTGGCTCTATCCGGGACCAAACAGTTCCGATCCCCTACTGATGCGTTACATGAAGCGCCCCCCGACACTTGTCGCGGACAGTGACGTGCCCGTGCTCAACCAGGACTATTCGCAGCTCCTGATTGACTATGCGCTCGCACGCGCATTCGCGGCAGAGGACGACATCGAAGCGGCCCAGTTCTGGCAGGGCCGGTACGAAAAGGACCGGGATGCGTACGCGTCCGACGTGCAGTACCGGATCGTAGACAGGCCACGGCAGATCAGCGGCACGTGGGGCGGTAGCCGGACGATGGGACTCTGATGAGAGGCACACCCTTTCTCTTCGAGGGGTTCGTCGCCGGCCTGAACACCGTCGATTCGCCCTACACGCTGGAAGACAGCGAGTCCCGCGACTGCATGAACGTGGTCTCCTCGACGAGGGGAGCGATCCGTAAGCGCACAGGTTCGACCCTCTTGACAGGTGCGCCGCCTGCGGTCGAACTGCACTCGGTGTTCCCGGTGACGATCAGCGGTACGAAGTGGCTGATCGCAGCTGGTGGAGGCAAGCTCTACTCGATCTCCACAGCGGGAGCGGTGACGCAGATCGGCACGGGGTTCAACGCGACTGCCCGTTGGACGATCGTGCAAGCGCCGACGAGTGTCGCTGTCGCTGGCGAGGGGCCCGTCTACATGGTCAACGGGGTGGATGCTCCCCAGTACTGGACGGGTGCGGGGGAAGTGAAACCGTGGACAGGCAAGAACGACGCTGAACACTACGCGACCGAACCACACGTCCCGAACGGCCAATGGATGATCTTTGCTGGGAACCGTATCTGGATGACAGGGGTTACGGGAGACCCATCAGCGGTCTGGTTCTCGGACATCGTGAGCACCGGAGAAACCGGCGGCCAGGGTGACCCAAGCTCGTGGCCGAAGACGAACGTGGTCCGGTTCGACAGCTCGGACGGGTATCCGATCACGGGTATCGGAGTCGTCGGCCCGTACATCCTCGTGTTCAAGGAGAACAAGACGTGGATCATCCACGATTTGAACACGGGCGCTAACCGCCGGCTCGCCGACAACATCGGCTGTGTCTCCCACCGGAGCATCGTCGAGACCGCGATGGGGACGTTCTTCCTGACCGCCGACCAGGGCGTCTACTTGACGGACGGGTCGCATCTGCACGAGATGAGCTACAAGGTCAGGCCGACGATCCTCGGGATCACCCAGTCTCAACGTCAGAACGCAGCTGGCGAATATTTCAACAACCACTATTACCTGTCGTTCGCTTCCGGCGGTAGCGTGACGAACAATCGGACACTCGACTATGACGTGCAGCTCAAGTCCTGGTGGCTGCACGACCTCGCACCGAACGAGTGGGCGATCTGGGAGCCCGGCGGCGAAACCAACCTGTACGCCGTCACCCCCGGCGTCTCCAAGGGCGTTGTCAGGGCCTTCGTCCCCGGCGTCTACACGGATGTTGGCAACCCGTACGCGGGAGCGAACGGATTGTCAGCGTATTGGTTTGGTGCGTGGCAAGTATTCTTTATGTTCATTTTCCGCCACCGCATCAAGACGCCCCACCTGAAGAAGCGTATACGTCAAATCCATTTCGATGGGTCCGGAGAAATCATTCCCATCATCGCCCGCGGCTTTGCCAACCAAGGCACACAAGAGCCCGGAGTTGTAGCAAACGAACCCGAGACCGATCAGACTCTCCCCGTCAACTTCAGCCAAGGCGAACAGATCTTTGGCAACGAAAACGAAGAACAGAAGTTCGGTGGCGACCTGTTCGACGGCAGCACCATGATCTTCGGCGGCGCGTCAGCTACACGTGACGCCCGACTCTACAGTCTCGGCGTTTCCCGAGCATGGAGTGTCGGGTTCGGGAACGCGACCGACGCTCCGTTCGAGGTCGATTCCTTCACGTACATGCTTCAGTTCCGCAAGAGTTAAGGAGCAGCGATGGGTCTCCTCACACTAGTATCGCCAATCGTCGGTCAGCCCGATAAGACTGAGGATGTCAAGATCCCGAATGCGCTTGCGGCGATCCAGTCATGGGCGAACGGGGGGATCGACTCCGTAAATCTCACTGACGAAGGGATCGAAGGGAAAAAGCTCAAGAAAAGCACCATAACGACGGACAAGTTGACCGTCGGCGGCGTGCTGGAGCTGTTCTCAACCGGTACTGAGCGGAAGATCGCGTGGGGAGGGCCGATCGCTACTCCCGGTTCGGGCAGAGCGGGGCCGAACACGAGGGTCACAGGCAGCTTCGCACACGGTATGGGGAAAACGCCTGTCTTTGCGTCGGTGATAGCGGCAGAACAAACGGCATCATCTAACGGCTCCGAAGAAGGAGCCTATATACCGTCGTTTGGTGTGACTGCGCTGGGCGCTACAGAAATAAGTTATGAAGGCAGTATACCTGGAGTACAGAGCAGCCGCTCATGGAAGTTCTACTGGGTAGCGATCGCATAGTTACAGATGTCGTCGTGGCTTCCACATATCCCCGTCGCTGACGAGAAGGCAGCAACCGAGAACTTTGAGCGCATTGCTGCTCAGATCATCGTCGGCCAGGGTAACCCCGAAGGAAAGGTCGGTGCGCCCGTCGGTGTGATCTACGTGCGG